TCGACATTGACCCAGAAACAGGAAAAGTAACGTTTTTAAATGATGATGGCGGTGCCTCGTCGTTAGATTTGGCAGGGTTCAAAGCGGAGTTATTGAAAGATGATAGCTTTGCTCCACTGCTTAAAGCAGGTGTTGTTACCAAAGGCGGCGGCAATGCTCAAGGCTCAACAGGTCAAGGCGGTGCCAACAAACCTAAAGCCACACGCGGCCAATTCGAGTCAATGAATCCGGCTGAGAAGATGAGTTTCATTAAATCCGGTGGCGTAGTCACCTAATAAACATTGAGGGCTTTAAAATGGCTAACACTTTAACAAATTTAGTTCCTGACCTGTACGCAGCGCTTGACGTTGTATCACGTGAATTGGTTGGTATGATTCCAGCTGTTACTATGGATGCTCGCGTTGATCGTGCTGCTGAAGGTCAATCAGTTCGTGTGCCAGTGGTTCCGACTAACACTAGCTCAAGCATCACTCCAGCAATGGGTGTTCCTGCTGCTGCTGACCAAACAATCGACAACGTTGCTATTGTTATCAACAAAGCAAAAGCTGTTCCTTTCTCATGGGAAGGTAACGAGCAAGTTGGCTTAAACTCTGGTGTTGGTTATGGCAACATCCGAGTGAACCAAATCGCTCAAGCAATGCGTACTTTGGTTAACGAAATCGAAGCGGACTTGTGTGGCTTGCACGCTACCATGTCACGCGCTTACGGCACTGCTGGTACAACTCCATTTAGCACTGCTGGCGACTTCACTGACGCAACTCAGGCTCTGAAAATCCTGAAAGACAACGGCGCACCTGTGCAAGATAACCAGTTAGTGGTTAACACTTCTGCTGGCGCAATCTTCTTAGGTAAGCAGTCTAACGCTTCTGTAGTGTTTGAGCCAAGCATCCTTAATCAAGGTGTTTTCCAAACGCTTTCAGGTATGTCAGTTCGTGAGTCTGGTCAAGTTGTTAGCTTCACCAAAGGCACTGGCGCAAGTTACTTAGTGAACAACGGCGCCGGTTATGCTGTTGGCGCTACATCAATTGCTGTTGATACTGGCACTGGCACTGTATTAGCTGGCGACATCGTTACATTCGCAGGCGACACTAACCAGTATGTTGTTGCAACTGCTTTATCTGGTGGCACTTTAGTATTGGCTGCTCCAGGCTTACGCAAAGCATTAGCTGACAATGCTGCAATGACAGTGGTTAACAGCTCAGCACGCAACTTAGCGTTCAACCGCTCTGCAATCGTGTTGGCAACTCGTATGCCGCAACGTCCGCAAGAGGGCGACATGGCAATCGATGTAATGACTATTCAAGATCCGCGCTCAGGCTTGGCTTTTGAAGTGTCAATCTATCCTGGCTACCGCAAAATCCGTTACGAAATTGCGCTTGCTTGGGGTGTTAAAAACATCAAGCCAGAGCATACAGCGTTACTGTTGGGTTAATAGCCAACAAAATAAAGAGGCGGCTTCGGTCGCCTTTTTTATTGCCTAATTCAAAGCGTTGCGCTAATCTATTTAAAATCCCACGCTTGGCAACAATGGCCGATGCAAGGTTAAAGACTAGGGCGGCCTTCCTCTGCTCGTATTAGCTTCCTTGTTGAAATTGTTGAAGGCAGGTTCTTTCCGCCCACATGCGCGGTTTCTACCTTTCCGTCGTAGCTGCTCGATGCCGAAGCCGCAGCAAACACTAACCGCCTAGAGCGGTTTTTGTTTTTTATGAGCATAGAATGTGCTAAGGTTAAAGCGCCAATAACGGCTAGATTGATATTTGAGGTTGATATGTCAGAGCAAGATTTAGAGAAAGAGATCGTTTCAAAAGGTTTGACTGCGCCACGAATCACGCCGGCTCACATTGATGAGTGCATCGTGTCTGAGCAATATCACGTTTTTGCAAATACCACATTCACTGTTTGCCTGCTTACTCTAAAAAACGGCTACACAGTATGCGGAGAGTCGGCTTGTGCTAGTCCTGAAAATTTCAATGCTGAAATCGGCAGAAAGATTGCGCGAGAGAATGCAAGAAATAAAATATGGGCGCTAGAGGGTTACTTGTTGCGCTCCGCGCTTTCTGGAGCGGTTGCGCATAGCAGCTAAAGACGCTAAAGCAGCAAACAGACCAGCCTTGTGCTGGTTTTGTTTTTTTGTAAGTGTAATTCCTAAAAGTAAGCACAAAGCCAACAATGTAAGTGCTTCTTGAGTATTGCGCACGCATAGCGAGTAAATGCTATACTAAATCGCCGGAGCTTCTTATGGATGAGTCACGGCGATAACATAACTTTCGGGGGAAACATGAGCGGTACAGATACCAAAGACAGCAAGAAAGGCGGGACGGGCGGCAATGCAGCTCGCAAACCTAAACGTAAGTAACTTCACTTTATTCCTTGCTATTGCGTGGTGCTTAATCGCGCTATTCAATGGCAAGGCTCTTGTCATGCTTATCACTTTAATCGGTTACACTTTAATACAAGCCTTCACAACTACTGACTTCGCAGCTTTTTTAGTAGTTTCAACGCTTTACTTTTACTTCGCGCAAGCCGATATCACAAAAATATCAGATTTTAGACAGATATTTTTGGCGTTTGGTGCTGTATACTTTTTGGGTGCAGTTGACCAAGCGGTGTTTTTTCACGCCAACTTTGACACAAGATTCGACAGGATTCAGCCGTACCTGATAACAATTATCAATGCTTATGTACTGGCTCAGCTTTTAGGTGGCGGGGGCAAACAGGATGCCGGACTTATTGACTACATTACTCGTCATTGTATGCGTTGGCTTAATGGGCTATCATTGCTACATCCGAGTCAGAAAGATCATACGCAATGAAAGAGAGCATGAAAGGGCTGCTAGATCACATGATAACAAACGTCCATGATTATACGGGGACGTTAACGCACAAAGCCATCACAGCAGCAGGTGGCACAAGTGCTGTATACAATCTTCGAGACTACTTACCAGATCCAATTAATAACGCAATAACGCACATTGGCGCTTTTCCTTGGATGGACTTATTGTCATTCATTGCTTTGCTGTTATTGGTTGTTGAGCGCTCATTCATTGTGTGGGCGCGCATTAGAGAACACAGACGCAGCGAGGCTAAGTAATGGCTACACTCGGCACAAATTCATATACGACCGCAGCAGCTTACGAGGCTTATGCCGACGAGCGCGGCATAGTCGTAAAGCATCACACTTTAGACCAAGACTTAATCCTTTCTGCCGACTTCATTGATGCGCGTTTCTGGATCATTGATGCTCATTAGCCAATTTGCCTTTGCCTGTCCGTCTCGAAATGGGGTAGCCGCAACAATGGCTTGATCTGCCAACATGCCGAGTTTGCGAATTTCTTCAGATGCAAACTCTGTTAGCTCGACTCTTATTGAAAAGCCTTCAGCGTATGCAGCCATTAGCGCACCCTCAACACAAGTCTAGCCGCAGCGTCAGCGGCATCTAGTTTAATCGCAATAATTGACATAGCTGCGCCGCCCAAGCTGCAATAATCGCCTACAGTTGGCACGAATGTATCAATGCGCGTATAAACCGCGCCTGTGTCGCTCTGCTGCGCGTCAGTGCCTTGCCAGTCAATCATATCAACTGAGAATTTAATAGCCTGATAGGTGCGCTGCGTTGCGCCCGTGACCGACTCAGTAACTGGATTATAAGTGCCACCACTTGTAATGACTAAAGCCTGCCTGAAGTCGGCAAACTCATCATTAATTAGATCGCCTGCTAAATCTTTGAATTCTTGCTTTGTGGTAGCCATGTCAGCCCCTTTGCAATCCTGAATTGCCTTTAACGAAAGGCATCAGCAAGCGGTCAAGCTCAGGCACTCTCGCTTTATATGTAACTTGCGAGCCGGATTCGTAACTAACTGACTTTGAGCCAACACCATCAAGTGACTTCGATTCTGCCGCAATCAATCCGCCAGCAAGCACAGTTGCATCAAGTGACAATCTGCCAGCCTGCTGTAACTCAACAGCCTTTAAGGCTGCTTTGCTAATATCAGCTATCGCAACAACATCAGTTGGCAAACTCATTGCCTGCGCTGCGTCTAGCTCTTGGCCTTTGAAAGTGTAATAGGTATCAATGAAGTCAGCAGATAGGATTAAATCCTGGTCAAGCGTTGCGTTTGATACAACAATGCCGCGCTCTGCTGCGTATGCTTCATAAGCCGCTGCTGTGGTGTATGAATTCGTGCCGAGTGTAGCCATTATTTACCCCCAAAGGTAAACAAAGCTGCTATAGCTGCCGGACTCAGTAGTGTTGAAACCAGCAGCCAGCTAATCTTGCCGCCGAA